TGTAACGTAGTAAACGATACTATCTGGATCTTGCGCATAAGCACTTGTAATGAAATTGCGATACTTTGTCAGATGCTTAACGAATAGAGTTAAGTCAGCCCCTGTGTAGTTATCGCTTTCATAGGAATATCCTAAATCACGCACTACACACCCTCTAGCTTGCACATACACACATCTATTCCCTATGTACTGTGGCTCACATTCAGATGCACCACGTTGTGTTTGTGTGCGTAGATTGCAGTTAGTCGGTGTGATAGTTTTAGAACCATCAATTATCCATTCGTTACCACTGGTTAAAATCAATAAGTCATTAGCAGGTATCAAATGTCTAATGTCATACATTTTGCGGTTAATTACTGGTAATGTGATTGCACTATCATCTGTAATTGTTCCGCCTACCTTTTCTACACCAAAGTTGGAATAATCACCTGTGCGACTAAACCATATGTAGTTAGGATATTGATTACTAGATGCTAGGATAAATCTGTCTTGGTAAAACGTGCATACACGAGGATAACCTTTACCTTTGCCCCATTGTCCAAATCTGAATTTAGAGGTTGCTTCGTTTTCAACCGCACCATTTAACACATTAACTTTAACGTGCTTGCTATCTGTAAATTCTTTGATTTCGACTACACCATAGCTAACATGTGGCAAAAACGATAAATCTACATTAACGCTACCACCTTTTAAATCAGATACAACTTTCAATTTAACACTAGGCGATACCTTGCCTGTATCCGTTACATTGTAATCATTGTTAGATGTGTACACTCGGTAATCTTTCCATGTTGTACCACCATCGTTACTGATTTGAATTTTTACAGTGCCATTCCATGTGCCATGCGATGTGAATTTCCATGATAAATCCTCATCACTACTGAATTGTTCTACATCGTAATTGATGTTATTGTATTCTTCGCTAGCTGGTTTTATGTAGCCGTCTCTTTTTCTTTCCTCAAGTGAAGTCCATACAACACGCTGTATTACTTCGCCAATTTTACTGGTGCTTACTGCTTTAACAAAATGTTCAATCTGCATAACCGAATTAACCATATCAGCATTGAATATATCCTTTGTAGCGGTTAAGGTATCACCATTCAAGATTACAGTGCTTTCTTTGTCGATATTGACTTCGCCGTATGGTTGCTCAGATAGTTTGTATGTATCAAATCGCCAGTCAGTATCAGAATACCTTGATAGCGTTTTAACAGGATACTTGCCACTGCATATGAACATGACATCGCCACTTTGGATGCAGTTCAATTTATCGACTACATCACTTTCAAATGGTGTTTCTAGTTCAATACCTGTATAGATACCATTGCGCCATACTCGGATATACTGCTCTCCGATTTCGAGTAGGAATGATTTATTCTTCTCAGCCGTAAATTCAAATAGCCGTGTAGACTTATCCTTGTTTTTGACTTGTCCTATATACTCTGACCCTTGCCGTCTAGCCACCGCCCCGTAAGGTCTAATGACTGCATTTTCTGCTAATAGCAATGCGCTTTTGAATTGATCTAGGTCAAATCGTCTAGATACATCAGGCGAAATCTCACCAGTTGTAAATGCAAGTTGTGATATATACATTGGTTTCATGATTACCAACTCCTTGCCTTTACATAGTTAGAAATATATGGCATATCTTGCCTACGTTCTTTAGCGCTCAAACTTTTGGCTTCTTGCGTTGCTGCTTGATACAACTTATAGCACTGGTCAAATAAGCCACTATTACCAGTTAATGGCATAGCTAAATCAGAACCCATTTTAGACTTCAATGCTTGAATAAATACAGGACTAAATACATCTATATCTTGCACATCGTACACGTAATCGATATACGCAAGCGGTACATCACTCACTATGTACTTTGTGTTATCGTCAAAGGTAAATACATCATATTCTTTTTGTCTATCCGTTCTAAATCGTTCACCTTTAGGAATTACCCCAAGGATACGGATGCACTTTTCTGGATACGCATATACATATTCATAGCCAGCTAACTTATGTTCAGATAACACGCACTCTTCACGCTTACGTGCGAAATTCCATTCGTATTGAGATAGTAGCATCTGGCGTGTAGCATCGTAGTGCAATCTGCATTGTCTAGCCGTTTCTGTTTCTTCGTCAAGGCCGTATATCCTACCGCCATTGATTAATGACAAAGCCATGTTGCAAATATCAGTAGGTGTCATATTGCCCCCTTTTTATAGTGAAAAAGAGGGATGCATAAGCACCCCTCATTCTGTTATTCTGCAGTTTCTTCCGATTTCTTGCCTTTAGATTTAGTCTTTGGCTTTTCTTCGCCATCTTCGGTTTCTTCTGCTCCTACAGCTTCAAACAAATCATTGAAGTAATCCTTGTCATATTCAGCCACTTCATCTTTTGTAAATTCAACTGTTTGTCCTTCTTCAATTAAACCCTTTGTATTGTGATACAAAGTTACTTTTGCAATGTATTCCATGTTACCCCCTATTTACTTGTAATACCGCTAGTCAAGAATACAGAAATCGTACCAGCCGTTGCATTGTTTACATCAGCACGAGTAAATCGTTTAACTCCATTTGCCAATCTCACTTTATATTCGTACCCAGTTGGTGCATTTGCTGGTAACGTAATACTATGCAACAATACAGGGTTAGCAATATTTTCTGTATCAGATGTATTCACATTAACCAATGCAGTGCCTGTTAATGCTTTGTCTACACGAACCACTAACCATAAGTTAGGGTCAGCATCACCGCTAGTTACTACAACATCGGAGCTGACATTGCCAGATAATGTACGTTTCCAATGGAATGTATTTAAAGTATCGATAATCATGTATTTTCTCCTCTCTACTATGCAGTAACACGTGCTTCTGTGGAAAGCAATGCATCAATTTTACGAACAGGAATACCATTCGCACGAGTAACCATTTTACCCATTTCCATATCTTCTGTGATAGTAGAACCATGCACTTTATTCTTTTGCAAGCGTAAGAATGTACGCAATTCTTGGTTCATGTACCATACTGGTCTACATCCAGTTAAGCTATGCATTTTTTCTTCTGCACGGATCATCAAGTTAATCAAGTTAGGGCCTGCGGAAATATCTTCTTTGATAGATTTCATATCGATATTAGCGATACGTACTACATATCTCCAATCACGAACAGATAAACCGATGTTTTGTTTGAAATGAGTACGATAACCTTGGAACATAGAACCATCAGCTTTAGTTACTGTTACTTCGCCCAAATCTTCTTGTTCTAAACCGCCTTGACTGCCACGTGGATAAATACCATGTACAGTAAGAGGGCCCCAACCTACGAGCCACATAGAGGCAAGGTTAGCAGTACCACCAGCATCAATAATGTTTTTAGCACAATCAGCTTTTTTAATGTCCAATGTGTTAAAACGTGCGGATAAGCCAATGAATTTTTCTGGTGTAGTTTCATCACCATAGAAAAGTGTGCGTGCGATTTCTTGGCCCATACTTTCAACAAATGCACTATCTTCTGTTGCACGGAACGCTACAGGGTCATTGGAAAGTTTAACCAAGTCTTTATCCACTTCGGAATATGCTTCCAACATACCACAAGTATCTGTGATTTGTTTTGTAGTGGATTTAGATGGTTGTACACCGCCATACAACATGCGCCATGTAGTGGATGGTAATCCAGTACGTACAGTTGTTTTGTTAGATGTGCCATCATTACATTCAATCATTGTCATGTCTTGAATAATTTCGTTTGTTTGGTTCAATTGCTCAATGATTTGTGCGATTTTACCATTTGGATCCATACGAGTTTGTAAATCCAATAATGTAGGATTGTTAGTTCCAATTGTAGCCATTAATTAATCTCCTTTAGTCCTTAAACATGGACGGATACATATTCCGTCTAATAGCTTCGTCAGATTGATTATTTGCAGGTCTGTTATTCCCTGCGTTGCTATCTTCGCTTGCCATACCAGCAATATGTGCGAATAGTTGAATTACTTCTACACGATTACCCAAGCCATTTTCAGCTAGGATTTCACGGATATTAGGAATTGTCTTTTCTACTGCTTCAACACCTGCGGCCGCTTGGCTAACAGTAGTATCGAATTTGTTCCCTAATACCTTTTTAGCGTTTTCTGCATACCCATCGTATTGTGCTTTGAGTGCTTCTTGCTTTTGGTTTTCGTAAGCCGTTACAAGATTGGTTGCATATTGATTGCCAAACTTAGCCATCTGTAATGCTTGCTCTTGTGTTGCACCTACACCATTAAGCATTTTTGAAAACTCATCTGCGATGGTTTGGTCGACTTCGCCACCCTCAAATGCAGTTGAGAAATCATATACAGTAGGTTCTGCAGGTTGGTCGGTGTTAGTATCACCGCCACCGCCTAAAATCGTACTTTCTTGGTCTTGTGTGTTCGTGTCTTGTGGTGTACCACCATTTGCACTA